TAACAATCTGATATAATACCTAGTAAACAGGTTTTTATATGTTACAAAAATTAGGCTTTGCTCCAGGATTTAACAAACAAGTTACAGAAACAGGTGCCGAAGGGCAATGGTTTGATGGTGACTTTGTGCGTTTTAGATATGGGTCTCCAGAAAAAATAGGTGGATGGGCTCAATTAGGTGAGTCAAAACTAACGGGTGCAGCAAGAGCTCTTCATCACTGGGATGATAACGCAGGTATTAAATATGCTGCAATTGGAACCAATAGAATTCTGTATGTATATTCAGGTGGTATCTACTACGATATTCATCCTATAAGAGTTACTTTAACAGGAGCTAATTTTACAAGTACATCAAGTTCAACGACAGTTACAATAACTTGTACAGGCAATCACGGTTTGGCAGAAGATGATATTGTATTGTTTGATTCTGTTACTGGATTAAGTGGTTCTACATTTACTAATGCTACATTTGAAGATGAAAAATTTATGGTTACATCTGTACCAAGCGGTACGACTTTTACAATTACAATGGCGGCCCAGGAAACAGGGACACCGGTAACAAATGCAGGATCAACTTCTATTCTATGTTATTATACTGTAGGACCCGCTCAACAACTTGGAGGTTTTGGTTGGGGTGCAGGTTTATTTGGTGGTACATCTATTGGTCCTTCAGCAACAACTTTACAAACAGCTTTAACAAATACAACAGGAACTACAATTGTTTTAGCCAGCACGTCAGCGTTTCCAGCATCAGGGACAATACAAATAGGAACTGAATTTATTACTTACACAAATAACAATACAACTACAAATACTTTAACCGGTGGTGCTAGAGGAGTTGACGGGACTACTGCCGCAACCCACAGTGCTGGGGCTACAGTAACTAATATTACTAATTATAATGGATGGGGAGATCCTGCTTCTTCTGACTTTACTATTGATCCAGGTCTATGGGTTTTAGATAACTACGGTACAAAATTAATTGCTCTTATATATAATGGTGCGTGTTTTGAATGGGATGCATCCGCTGCAAACGCAACGGCAAATAGAGCAACGGTATTACCTAATGCACCAACAGCGTCACGTCATGTATTAGTTTCAACGCCCGATAGACATTTAGTATTCTTTGGAACAGAAACAACTGTTGGAGACCCTACTACTCAAGACGATATGTTTATAAGATTCTCGGACCAGGAAAGTATTGATGAAACAGATTCATACACAGTAAGAGCTGAAAATACTGCAGGTACACAAAGACTTGCGGATGGTTCTAAGATTATGGGAGCTATTAAAGGTAGGGATGCAATTTATGTGTGGACTGATACTGCATTGTTTTTGATGAGATTCGTTGGAGCACCTTTTACTTTCTCCTTTGAACAGGTAGGAACTAACTGTGGATTGTTTGGTAAGAATGCATGTGTTGAAGTAGACGGGTCTTCTTATTGGATGTCAGAGAATGGTTTCTTTACTTACGATGGACAATTAAAATCTATGCCTTGTCTTGTTGAAGATTACGTTTATGATAGTATCAATGATACATCCCGTGATTTAATTAATTGTGGACTAAACAATTTATTTGGTGAGATAAATTGGTTTTATTGTAGTGAAGGTTCTAATTTAGTGGATCGAGTGGTAACTTATAATTATCTAGACTCATCAGCAAAACAACCTATATGGACTACAGGTAGCTTGGACAGGACAGCATGGCAAGATTCGTCTGTATTTAACAGACCCCATGCAACATACTATACTTCTACAGACAATGATTCTTTTGATGTTACTGGTAATACGGATGGGATTACTATATACTATAACCAGGAAACAGGGACCGATCAAGTAAATGCAGGGGGAGTTGTAACAGCTATCCAAGCAAACATATTATCAGGTGATTTTGACATCACTCAAAAAAGAAGTAACACAGGTCAAGCTGTGGGTACGCCAGATCTTAGAGGAGATGGAGAATACATTATGAGAATAAGTAGATTCATACCAGATTTTATAAATCAAACCGGCACTACTCAAGTTAGTTTTACAACTAGAGCTTATCCCAATAGTACACCTGTCACTACAAATTTTCCAATTGATTCAACAACTACTTTTAAAAGCACTAGAATTAGAGCAAGGTCTATTGCATTAAAAGTTTCTAACACAGGGTCTAACCAGGATTGGAAACTCGGTACATTTAGATTAGACGTTGCACCAGGAGGAATGAGATAATGATAAATTTTTATAACGCAGCAGATAATCTTTTATATGCAAAACCCAATAGTCAATTTATTACACAAGATAGATTTAGAGGAAACGTTGTTTCAAATCCAGGAGAAATAGAAGAAGAAAAAATAACAGAAACATTTGGTATACCGGCAACAGAAGTTTATCAAAATAATAATGGTGGTGATAATTTTAATAGATCTTTTTCTAATAATCCTTACACGGCAAATTTAAATCAAGGTCAGTTTGTAACAAATAGAACTAGTTATGGTAGTACAGGTTATCTTCCCGGCACAAAACCTGAACCAAATAAATTTCAACCGGCAATGGATTTAATTGGAAAAGGAATAGGTATGGCAATTCCTGGTGGTAATTTTTTAATGGGAATGGCAAAACAAAATTCTAGAGAGAATAAATTAAATGCATATGATAATGCTTTTATTGATATGCAATTAGCTAATCAAGAACAGAGCGTACATGGTGGTGGTAATTTAACTAATCAAGATAGATATGGTTATAACAAAGTAAGTGCTTTTGGTAACTACAGTAATGTTGTTGCAGATAAGGTAGCGATTGCTAATGAAAAAATTGCTGCAGGTAAAGAATTAACCGACATTGATAACTATTATTTAGAAAAAGAAAAAGAAAAAGAAGACATAACGAATCAAATAAATTTTAATAACTTTGTAAAACAAAGAATGACTGCTAATAAAATTAGAGCAGGAATTAAAAAAGGAATTATAGATCCGGGGTTTAATATTCATACCGACCCACCTGGTGGTGATGGTGGTGGTAGCGGGCCCAAAGATGGTTTTGGAATTACTGCTCAAGGAAATTATGTAAATCAATTTGAAGGAGGGGATCCAGGTCAGGGTAGTGGTGACACTGAAAGCCAGACTGATTCACAGGCAGGTGTTGGTGGATTTGCTGATTACGCTAATGGTGGTAGAATCGGATATTTCTTTGGTGGTCTAGCTGCAAGAGGAATGAAAAGATAATGGCAAAAATTGTACAATCATTAACTAGAGCAACAAAAGAATATGAGCAAACTAATATACAATCCCTGGTTAGGGATCTTGATGGTATTATAACAAAATTAAATTCTTCTTTTCAGGAAGAAGTAAAACAGGAGATAGAAGCTAAGAGTTTCTTTTTAGAATAATGGCAGTAGTAAACCAATACAAATTTAAAGGTATAGATAACGATACAACAGGGAATGCTTTGGTTCCATTGGGAGCAGGTAATCCTTTGGTCAATGAAACTATAATTATTAAATCATTACTAGTTACATCTGCTAGTACACCTACAGTTACTGTTACAAACAATAGTATTACAGCTATTAAATCAACAGCATTGACAGCTAATGTTACAGTAGAATTATTAACTCAACCTCTAATAGTAGAAGGCGGCAGTGCTTTTACAATACAATCAAGTAACACAGGTTCGTTTGATATAGCCATCAGTTATTTAAACATCAAAAAAGAGAAGGTAGACTAATGAAAGTATATGAAGCTAAAGTAGAAGAAACTTACAGACACCTCGAGACTGGTGAGATTTTTAAGACAAGAAAAGACTGGGAAGCTAAAGGTTTTAAGCCAGAAGAGATGGCACAGGACGTAAAAGTTATCATGCCTACTCTTGATTTGTTTAGTAAAACCAAGTAGAACAGATAAACTAGGATTAAATTATGGCAATTTCAAACATGCAACAACCAAGACAGATGTACGGATTAGGAAGCTTTGTAAAGAAAGCTTTCCGTGGTGTTAAGAAAATTGCTAAGAGTCCACTAGGTAAAGCTGCAATGATTGGAGCACTAGGTTTTGGTATACCTGGTACAAGTATGGGTGGTTTATTTGGAAGAGCAGGTTTTGGTGGAGCTGCAACAGGTATGTTAGGAAGTCAGGGTATTGGAGCAACTATGGCTAAATCTTTACCGTCTTTGTTTGCAAATCCTACGGGAAAATCAGCATTACATTTAAACCAAGGTTTTTTTCCAAAAATGCTTGGTAAAATGACTACAGGTCAAAAAATATTTGCTGGTCTAGGTGCAACAGCAGTTGCTTCTCCGTTCTTAGCAAAAGCTTTTGGCAAAGGACCTGAAGAAATAGTAGAGGAAGTAGATGAAGATTACATTGATCCATACTCAGCAATGATGATGGCAAAATTTAAAAACCCTCAAATGAATTTCTTACCTGAAGATAGATTTACAGATAATTATTATCAAACAGCAGTACCAGCAGCCAACGGTGGAAGAATAGGTTATGCGGGTGGTATGTTAGTTGAAGACGAAGAAGATATAAATTTAAACAGACCATTTAATATGGGTAATATGATGTCAAGAAGAGGTTTTGCTAATGGTGAGATGGTAGAAGAATCTATGACTGAAGAAGTACAATTACCTGACGAAGCAGAACAAATGTTACAAGTAGAGTATCAAAAATATGTAGAGGGTGGCGGACAGTTACCTTATCCAGAATTTAAAAAATTAGTACTACAACAAATGCAACAGGAAAGAGAAACTCCTGATGAAACTATGGTGGCTGAAACAGAAACTGTTGAAGCTGCACCAACTGCAATGATGGCTGGCGGTGGATTAACAAGTGTTCCAGGTTACGGAACTCCTGCAGGTACAAATAAATTTGGTTACCCTAGCGGTGGAGTGAGAGTGGGTGCAGAAGAAGGTGGACTTATGAACCTTGGTGGTATGGAAAAAGATTATAGAGCTGAAGGTGGGTTTGTACCTATTGGTGCTAAAGAAAAAGCAGACGATGTGCCAGCTAGATTAAGTGTAAATGAATTTGTATTTACTGCAGATGCTGTTAGAAATGCAGGTGGTGGCGATATAGATAAAGGCGCAGAAGTTATGGAAAATATGATGAACCATTTAGAAAATGGTGGACAAGTTTCAGAAGAGTCTCAAGGTGGAGAAGGGGCTCAAGCTATGTATGATCAACAACAAATGTTACAATCGAGGATGGGATAATGGCAACACCAGATTTTTTACAAGATTTTGCAAAAGATTACGCAGCACAGGCTAAAGGTGCATACAGTGTACCGATAAATACAAGTACTTTTACTGGTGGAACAGATGCCGCTGGTAACAGAATTTCAGGTGATGTTGTTACAGGAGCAAATCCTTTTGTTGCTGGAGAAGATGCATTACAGACACAAGCTATTAAAGAAGCTCAAGCAGGTTTAGGTTCATATAAACCTTATTTAACTGCAGCACAACAGGCGCAAACTGATGCTTCAACTACATTAGGTGGATTAGGTGCTATGCAAGCAGGTGCTCAAGGTTTTCAAACAGCACAAGCAGGAGCAACAGGTGCTAATGCTTACCAACCTTTCATGTCGCCTTATCAACAACAAGTTATTGATGCAACATTATCAGAGTTTGATAAATCAAGATTAAGTGGCCAACAACAAATTAGAGACGCGGCTGTGGGTACAGGAAACTTTGGTGGTGGTAGAGAGGGTGCTATGATGGGTCAATACAATGCAGACTCACTAGCAGATAGAGGAGCACTACAAGCTTCGATGTTAAACCAAGGATTTACTCAAGCCAATCAATTAGCACAACAAAATTTTCAAAACCAAGGATCGTTGTTTGCTAACCAAGGACAATTAATGCAAAATCAATTAGGTATTGCAAATGCTCAAGCGGGTCTAGGTCAAGCACAACTAGGTCTATCTAACTTTGAAAGATCGGGACTAGGTGCAGACGTTGGAGCCCTTGGACAATTGGGATCTTTAAGACAAGGTTTAACACAAGCTAATTTAACTGCTAATCAACAAGCACAACAGACAGCAGCTTACGAACCATATGGAAGACTATCACAATATGGTCAAGGTTTAACTGGTCTATCTGGTGGAGTTGCTTCACAACAATACGCACCTGAACAATCAATAAGCCCTATGTCTCAAGCAGTTGGAACAGCTCTTGGAGTTGGTGGACTGTATGGTAAAATCTTCGGCTTCCCAGGAGATAAATAATGAAAATTTTAAATAGACCAATGTTCAGAATGGGTGGCCCTATTAAAGAAGGGATCATGAATAATATTAAAGAGCCGAGACAAAGATATGCAGAAGCTGGTGATGTTTTTAAAAGAATAGCAGAAGGTTATCAAACTGGACCTCAAGTTTCTGAACCATTAAGAATTAACCAACAGCCTAGAAGTGATGTATTAAATGCTGCTTCTCAATTAGGAATTGCAAATCCTTACAAAGATAATAGTAAAATATATATGCCTATGGCTATGAATAAAACTGTTACAAAACCTACTGATCTATCACCAGATGTGGCAACAATGGGTGGTTATGGCGAAATAGAAAAACCATATATTGATTTTCAAAAAATCCCTAAATATATAGAGGATCAAGACGGTGATGGTATTAGAGATATAAACCCAGAGTACACAAAAAATAAAAGTTTTGTAAATGATATTTTTGGTGGACCTTTTAAAAGAAAAACAGATGAAAGGTTTGCTCCTAAATCTATAACTAGACCAGAGTCTGATTTCTTACCTAATGCTGGTCCAATTAAACCAGGTATGAAAACAACAGTGGAAGAAATTATTGAAAAAAAAGGTATAACTGACGACACTCCATTAACTAAAAAAGAAAGAACTAATAACATATTAGAAATGTTAGGTTATGACAAAGCTAAGAAAAATGCATTGTATGACGCAATGATTAAAGCAGGTCAAAGAGTTTCTAGAACAGGCTTGGGTGCGGACAACTTAGTGTCAGATATAATTCAAGATACAAGTACATCTTATGACAAACCAGAAAAACTAAGAGAAGCAGCTAACCTAATGGATGTTCAACAACAATTAAAACTAGATCAAATTGATGCTAGTAAAGATAAAAGAGCACCCATACAAAAAACAATAGAATACTATATGTCTGAAGACGGTGGTAATTTAAGTCGAAAAGATGCTACGGCTTCAGCTAAAAACCAACCTAT